TTGCGCCAGCAGGAGTCGAACCTTTTGCGCGCATCGCTTTTTCGTTATTTTATTGTTTTTGACTACTTCTTGACTACTTTTATTTATCCTCGTCATCATAAAATTTAATCATCTTTTCGGTGGCATCTTTTAGCTTGCGCTCTCGGATATGAGTGTATATTTTGTATGTTGTCGAAATGTCCGCGTGACCCATGATCTTTTTTGCCTCCAGCACTCCAACACCGGCATCGTATAAGTCCGACGCGAACGAGTGCCGGAACTGGTGAGCCGTAACGGTGGGCTCCATTACAGGCGGCAATGGATTTTTAGCCGCTTTTGGGCCTCGGCGGCTATCTCTGTATCTTGTCTTACTCTCACTCGGCTGAACAAGTCCCAGCTCCGTGCAATACGCAAGCCACCGGCTGTGATATTCTGCATCTGTCAGCGGCCTTGTCAGGCCTCCTATAACATACTCCAACGGAGTCCCCTTGCGGGGTTCTATTTGCCGCTTGAGTTTCGGCATAAGCGGCACGACGCGCACGCCGTTGGCTGTTTTGGGCGATTGGATTCTGGTGCCGCCACCCGCCCATGATACTTTTTTGTTGATATATATTTTGTTGGTCTCAAAATCGATATCGTCCCATCTGAGTGCGATCAGCTCGCCCAAACGGCACCCTGTATACATCAACATCCATGCACATAGCCCAAATCCTTCCGGGTGGGCCCGAAACAATGCGAGTTCCCGGTCTGTCGGCGGCTCGCGTATGACAGCCGGTTTCCCGGCGGGGGACTTGATATCCTGCATCGGATTGTAAGATGATCCGCTTGCAAGCCGCCAGCCCCTGAAAATCCCTCGCAATATGCTGACTGCGTTTTGAATCGTGCTTGTTGATAACCCCTCATCTTTGAGAGACTGCCCAAAACTTACGATCATGACCGGCGTAATTTCATCCATCCGTTTGCCCGAAAAAAATTGGACGCAACGGTCATAGTTAGACCTATATGTTGAATCTGTCCCGTCTTTTATGCGTTTGAGCAGCTTGTCCCAATAATCAGCAGCAACAATTTCAAAAAGCTCTGCCTTACTTTCGGCCTCCGCTTTTTGGATTAGTGCTTCTTTGTATTTTGCCTCTGCTTCAGATTTTGTTTTCCCGTAAAAAAACCGGTATTTTCCATCCGGCATCTTTCGCTTGATCTGACAGCGCCCATCTGGGCGCATCCCTTTACTTTTTCTCGGCATCTCTATCCACCTCCCTCACAGAATAGGCATCATCGCCCCGGCGGGCTGCCTCGGTGCCGCAGTCACTTGCTTGCTGCACGATCGGCATGACCGGCTGTATCCCGTTGGGGTCTGGGTCTGTGTCCGTCGAGCGGGCCATCCGGTAATGGCCGATGATCGCGTTGACAATGGTCACGCGGTCACGCAGAGGCGTGTGCAAGTTCGCAAGCACCTCAGTCAGGACGCCCAGAGGGTCAGACCCATGATTCCCATAGTAGAGGTACAACCAGCCGTCCACCTCATAGTTGGACATCTCATCCACAACGGTGTGCAGTATCTGGCGCTTTTCCTCGGTGGTGATGTCGTCCTCCAGATACTCCAACAGGCCCGGATGGATACAGGCGTCCGTGTACCGCTTTGCCGGGACGCCGCACGAAACGCACCAATCGATAATATCGGCCAGCGTGACAGGGGATGCCCCTTGCTCTCTGCCCGCAATGGTCGGGCGGCTTACGCCCATCCGCTTGGCAAGCCTTTCTTGACTGATTCCTGCCTTTGACCGCGCCATTTCCAGAGCTTTGGCGATTCGTTTATCATATTCGTTCATAATTCCCGCCCCCTTTCGACAATTTCTCCTTTACAGGATTTTGCAAAAATCTGTAATGGATTTTTTACATCAACCTATGTTATAACAAAGTTGTCAAAAATAACCAACATAGGAGGTAAAAAAATAATGGCTGTTGACCTTACTTGCCCCGACGATATGGAGATCATCGACGGGATGCCCGCTTCGAAGCCGAAAGACCCGGCACACGTCCGGGCCCCGTGGGAGGAATGACCATGCTGCCCGATACCATGATACTGGGGTACACCCGCAACCGCACCCTGAATCTCATCTATACGCTGGCCAATTATGGAGCCGACGCCGAGGCTTACGATGAGATTTTGCGCCTTGCACAACAAGCCCGCGACGACCTCGATGCCGGACGTGATCCGGCGGATCGGCTGGCCGATATCAACGGCCAGATCGTCGAACTCTGACTTGCACCCCGCTGTCACCCGGCGGCGGGGTTTTCATGTGTCCACTGTGGACACGTTCCATCAATGGCACTTTTTACAGGGGGTGTATCCTTCTGCTTCTGCTTGCGCGAGATCGACCTCTTTCGGGTCCTTCATGCCGCTGCAAGAGGAATTGCTGTGGTATTTCTTGCCGCCATTGGTGGGAATCCAAACCTTTTCGCTGGTCGTCGGTGCGGCAGGGGCGGCGGCAGTCTGAGCGGAGCTGGATGCAGCAAGCGCTTTCTGCCCGGCGGCGCTCAGATCAGAAAACCCGTTGAGCTTGTCGCCGATCTTGACGGCACCAGACTGGATGTCGAGGATTGGCATACCGTTCCCGGCCAGCTTGCCGGAGTATGTGCCGTATAGGGTCATCTGCTGGGAGGGAGCTGCTGCTTGCATAGCGGCAACAGTCGTTTTGCCGATCTGGATGTAATACACGCCGTCAGCAGTGTCAAAACCATATAAGTTGCCTTCTTTGGTCGTGGTAACGGCGGTATAGTTGGGCTTGCCGGTAATGGTGATCTTTTGCCCGGCGGGCTGCTCATTGGCCTGAGCATAAGCGACGGTCTGATAAGTCTTGACGTCGGTGGCAGCCATCGCGATCGGGCAGGACATGACGGTGAGGGCCAGCGCCAGAGCGGCGGCGGCAACGCGGATTTTTTGGATTCTCATAGCAATTCGACTCCTTTATCTTTTCTTTTTGCCGCTGGTTTTCGTCCAGCGGAGGCCGGTGCCGGGGATGGAAAACGTTACGCGATCCTGTCCCTTCGCGGTTTTTGTAAAACGCAAGCCGGGGATGCCCCAGCTAAAGCCCACGCCGAACTTGCTGACGTTTACGCGCCCATGCTTGCCCAAACGGAGCGATTTGCGAAAACTGAACCCCATTGAAATCCCTTCTTTCACAAATATGCACAAAACGGCAAGGGCTGATTTGCCATTTTTTACAAGGTCTCTTTCAGGCTCTTGCTTTTTCTCAAATATGGTTGTAATATAGAGTCGTGAAATACAACAGAAAGGAGTGTTAAGAATGTCCGACGACGAATTTTTGGCCCTGCTGCGGGAGCACCCGGAGCTTTGGGAAACCGTGCTGCGCACCCTGCAAGAGGCCGAAAAGGTCGCTGTCTGACTTCAGCCCTTGTTGTTGCTGTTCAGCACCGCAAGCGCGGCGGCCAAAGCCGCTGCACGCGCTTCCGGCGAAGCATTTTTATAGGCCGATTCCACCTCGGCCCATTCTTTTCTGAGTCCGCCATCTCCGGCGGGCTCTTTTTTTGTGCCCATCAGCTCCTCGACGGTGATGCCGAAATAGTCGGCGATCTTCTTGCGGTTTTTTACTTGCGGTAAAGCACCGTTTTTCCAGCTTGTCGGCATTGAGTTGGATAAACCAAGCTCTTCCACAACGACCGCTGGAGATTTCTGCTTCTTGGCACACTCTACCAAGAAATTTTCCCAAAACAAATTTTTCACCCCCTTTTTGTTGAACATGCCAAAATCTAGTTTTTTCTTGATTTATTATTGAAATCCAGAAAAAACTAGATTATAATAATACCGTACTCAAGAGCGAGATCCCCATCTCAGACCCTCTTGCGGTACACGCACGGGTTCTTCCTTTTGAAAGCTGCTTTGCACACATACTGGATTACCCTACCGCGCGGGCGGGCTTCAGCCATGAGCCCGGCCAGCAAAAAGCGCTATCGTACAGCGCTTTTTGCAGCCCCTCCCATTTTGACCGTGGGAGAGGGAAACAGCGTTGCCAAGCCGAAACAGACATAATTAGATTACCGCAAGTCTATTATAGTCCGTTTCCACCCGCTTGGCAATGTTTTATTAGCCGTTTTGGGAAACATTTTACACAAGCGAGGTGGAAAACGTTGCAGACAAGTTTCAGCGTTACATGGAAGGCGGAGGCCGTCAAGCAGCTTACTTTGCGCGGCTGGACATATAACGACCTTGCCCGCGAGACCGGGCTCAGCAAAAGCGTCATCAGCCGGTATATGAGCGGCAACTATTTCAACGACAACCCCCGGTCACTGATCGAGCGGGCTTTGGGAATGGGGTGAGCAGATGACAAGAAGCGCAATTTTTGCCTGTATGATGTGCTTTCTGGCGGGCGGATGCCTGCGCACGTTGGTGTTTATCGCCGCATCGAGGCCAAGCCGCAACGTGTTTTCGCTGTGGGCGGCCTATCTGCTCGCCGTTTTCATGCTGGCGTACAAGATCGGAGGTGCATTGATCTTATGACCTGTTACATATTTGCCGATCTGATGGTTCTGTTTGGCCGGGACGCCTACCACGCCCATATGACCGAGACGCTGCTGCTGGTGTTCCTGCTGACCCCGCTGGTGATCGGCGGGCCGTATCTGCTGGCCCAGTGGGACAAGTTCAAGCGGGCAGACAATGCCCGGCGGCGTACCGCCCAGCGGCGGCGCATGGAAAGGACGGCGCGGTGATGGCACGGACAACGACGGCGAAATACACCCGCACCTGTGTGACTTGCGGGGCAGAGATGCACAACGTCGGCCCTACGCGGCAATACTGCCCGACGTGCCTCGGCAAGCGTGCGGCGGAAGCGATGATCCTCAAGAAAAAGAGGCTCTACCAACAGAAGCTGAAAGAAAAGATGGAGCGGGAGGCGCTGGAAAAAGAAGCCCGCAAGGCCTTCCCGCACCCGGAAAAGCCCACCCAAGACAACAGCATTGGAGCGGTATGTGCCCGCGCTATCGCGGCCGCACCTACGGCCAGCAGGTTGCATTTGAACGAAGACAGAAGGAGCTGAAAGATCGTGGCGAAATCTAACCGTGGCGATGCGTGGCATGACAGTTATAAAGCCATTTTTGAAAAAACCGGCTGCATCCGGCTGACGCTGGAACAGGTCAGCGTGTGCATGGGGATCCCGGCCCGGTATGTGCGCAAGCGCTACCCGGACGGCTGGGCCAATATGTCGGGCGATGAGGGCAAGGGCCGGGGCAACACCATCCGGCTGGATACCCTCCTCGATCAGGAATTTGGGACGTACTGAGTCCACCACCACTGGCGGCAGGTGGTAAAACAAGAGCCGCTGCCAGAGCGAAAGCTCAGACCGAAATTTTTTTAGCAAAAGAAAGGAAAGGCTTATGTGCGACTGTGACAAGAAATGCGAATACAATGAGACCACCAAAAAAGTTGCGGCGATGCTGCTTTGGGCGCTGCGAAACGTCAAGCAGCCCGTAACTGTGCAGGAAGCTCGCGACGGGTTGACCTATTGCCGTGAGCTGCTCGAACGTGACGTTAGTGACTCGACCTATAGCGGCCAAGACGATATCGAAGCCGAAAAAACCCGCGATGACGCTTACTATGAGGATATCCACGATGCCGACTAAAAACACTTCCCGGCGGCGGGCGCCGTCTGCGGGCGTTTCTGGCGGCGTTTCGGTCGAGCCGGTAAAGTTCCCGGTCAACGTGCCAAAGCCCGCGCAGACGGCCCCGGAAGGCTGTCACGTTATCACTTTGGCGGTAGACAAGGACGCGGCTCGCGTGATGCTGCTCCCGGATGATGCTGCGGTACGCAAGCTGCTGGATGACGCCTACGGCCCGGCGGGCTGGTGTATGCGCCGGTATTATGCCGGGAGTCAGCTCTGGTGCCAAGTCGGCGTTTACTCGCCCGATACCGGCGAGTACGTCTACAAGGATGCTGCGGCCATGTCCATTCCGGCCAATAACCCGGCAAAGATGCAGGAGATCACGAGCTTTCTGGCCGCTGCGGCGCTCTGGGGTGCCGGGGCGGACGTGCTGGATGTCGGCAAGCTGCTGCTCAAGGCCACTGCACAGATGCCCATTGTGGAGAGCGCAGACAAGAAGCGCTGGATGCTCGGCACTTCGCTCCGGGTGGATCGCTTCGCGCGGGACGACACCGGCAGGATCACCATGGTGCAGTTCGCCACAACGGAGGGCAATAAAATCCTATGGCCCGAAACGACGTGATCGGCAAGCTCCCGGTCGTCTACGACCCCACAAGGAAAAAAATCATTGTGGAAAACTCGGCGGAATTTGTTAAAACGCAGATACGCCAAAAATTAGACGACCTCGCCCACGGCTCCCCGCTGCGGCTGACCATTACCGTGGAGCGGCAGCGGAAAAAGCGCAGTCTGGAGCAGAACCGCATGATGTGGGCGCTGCTCACCATCATGGCCGACCACTACAACGCCGGAAAGGCGGGCGGCACCACCCCGGAAGACTGTTATATCGAGATGCTGGAAGAATACGGCCTCGAATATGACTTTCTGGAGCTTCCGGTGGCCGCCGTGCCCATCCTGCGCAATGCTTACAGGCTTGTGCATATTGTGGAGCTGCTGGACAACGACCGCTGCACTGTCAAGGCGTCGATGGGTTCCAGCAGCTTTACCAGCGCCCAGATGTCGGCCTTTATTGACGGCATTTTCGACCGGCTGGCCGAAATGGGCGTCAACGATCCGAATGTAACCCAATATTGGCAGGAATGGCAGGAGGTGCCGAGAAAGTGAGCGCGTCCATCATGCAGACCCGGCGGGAGTGTTACGTCTGCCGGATGAAGTACAACGTGGCCACGGTGGCCGGGCTGGAAGAGCACCATGTGCTGAACGGCCCGCTGCGGCCCATGGCGGAGCGGTACGGCCTGAAGGTCTGGCTGTGCCACCGCCACCACAACGAGCCGGGGTACAGTGCCCATTTCGACCACCACCTCCGGCTCGACCTGAAGAAACAGGCCCAGCGGGATTTTGAGGCGTTGTATGGGCACGACCGCTGGATGGAAGAAACCGGAAAGGATTATCTGAAATGCTCAATGTAGTGGCAATTATGGGGCGGCTCGTCGCAGACCCGGAACTGCGCACCACCGGGAACGGTACCAATGTGTGCAGCTTCCGCATCGCGTGCGACCGGAATTTCGTCCAGCAGGGGCAGGAACAGCAAGCGGACTTTATCGACGTCGTCGCGTGGCGGCAGTCGGCGGAGTTCGTGACGAAGTACTTCCAGAAAGGCAGTCTTGTTGCCGTGGAAGGCTCCCTGCAAAGCCGCCAGTATCAGGACAAAAACGGAAACAACCGCACTGCGGTGGAAGTGGTGGCGCGACAGATCAATTTTGCGGGGCCTAAGAAGCCCGGCGGGCAGCCCGTGGACGACGGCGGCGAAGCACCGCCCAAGGACTACCGGGAACCTGCTCCCGCTTACTCGCAAGGCAGCGCGGACGACTTTGCGGTGATCTCCGATGATGACGATCTGCCGTTTTAACCCGCAGGAGAGACAAACGTGAAAAATGCGACGAAAAAACAGAGCTACCTCCTCGTCCTCGACTGGATGGTGAACAAGTACCACCTCAAGGGCAACGAGCTTCTGGCCTACGCTCTGATCTACGGCTTCTCGCAGGACGGCGACAGCGAGTACAAGGGCAGTTTCAGCTATCTGACCCGCTGGCTGGGCGCTGACCGTGCAACAATAATCCGGGTGCTCAAGCGTCTGGAAAGCAAGGGCCTGATCTCCAAACGGCAGGCACTTGTGGGCGGTCAGATGGTCAATCGGTACGTTGCCGAGGTGCCCGAAGAGGTCAAGGAGACGGCGGAGAGCAAGGCCGATGCACCCGAAAATCCGGCGGAATCTCACCCGCCTGACCAGTTGCAAAACGCCACTAGTTGCAAAACGCCACTAGTGGCAAAATGCGACGGGAACCAGTGGCAAAACGCCACGGGGGGTAGTGGCAAAACGCCACCCAGTAATACTACTGGGTATACTACTGGGTATTCTACTCCTTCGTGCGCGCGAGGCGCACAGGGGGGCGGGCCTACCCCGAAGGATGTTTTTGCGGAGTACGCCGGAACGGACAAGCCGCTGCTGGAAGCCCTGACAAAGTTCGACGCCTACCGGGCATCCCGGCGGGGCAAGGTCTGGGACGCTCAGGCGGCGCGGGCCGTCTGCGACAAGCTGACCCATCTGGCGGATGAATCAAAAACAACAAAACGCACAGAGTACATGATCGCCAGCATCATGCAGAGCATCGAAGCTGGTTGGAGCGTCCTCGACCACCCAAAGAGCTGGGGGCCCGGCAACCGGATCACGGCCCGGAAGATCGTAGACCGGCCAGAGCCCAGCGGAAACGACTTTTTGCAAAACGCAGCACACCGGCGTCCTCTCGCCCGGAAGTGCGGCTAAAAAATAAACACACAGAGGAGAACCCACAATGAGAAACATGGCTACCATCGCGATCATCAACCTCAAGGGCGGCGTTGGCAAGTCCGTCACCGCCTGTAATCTGGCCTGTATCCTGTCCGGCATCTACGCCCAGCGGGTGCTGGTCATGGATCTGGACAAGCAAGCGAACACCACAAAATTCTTCGAACGTGTCCAGAGTGGACACCAGAAGACCATCGCCGACGTGCTGACGCTGGACGCAAAGCTCAGCGAGGTCATCGTACACACCGACTGGGATGACATCGACCTCGCGCCCAGCAATATGCAGTTGCTGCTCGCCAACCAGAGCGTGATGTTTGATCTGGCCCGGCGGCGGGAAGACCGCATCCGGCGGGCGCTCTACCCCTACCGCAGCGAGTACGACTATTGCATTCTCGACTGCCCGCCCGATATCGACATGGCCACCATCAACGCGCTGGTTGCCGCCGATTGGGTCATCATCCCGGTGGACTGCGACGAGTGGGCGCTGGATGGGCTGGACGAGATCATGACGCAGATCAGGGACGTCAAGGCCGAGTACAACGAGGGTCTGGAGATCATGGGCACGCTGGCCACCAAGTACGACCGGGGCCGCTACTCCACCAAGACCATCAACCAGCTCGTTGGTCTGGACATCCCGACCTTCCGGGCCGCTGATGGGTCGGTGCTGCACATCGACAGCAGCGTGAGGGTGAAGGAGTCTAAGGCGTCTCACCGGCCTCTGTACCAGTACGCGCCGAAATGCAAGCCCGCCGCGCAGTATCGGACGCTGGCGGAGAGAGTGATGGAGATCGCGGAGGGACAAAAATGAACACCGGATTATTACACAGCCTTTTGGACGCCCAGCCGTCCACCCCGGCGGGGGAGCCGCCGCTGAAAGTGGTCATGATCGACCGCAAAAACATCATCGTCAACCCGGACAACCGCAAAATCTACGTCATCGGCGATGTCTCCCGGCTCAAGGAGGACATCCGGATTCATGGCATCCGGCAGCCGCTGGAAGTGGTCGATCTGGAGAATGGCGATTACAAGCTGATCGGCGGCGAACGGCGTTTGACCGCTTGCGAGGAGCTGGCCAAAGAGGGCGATACCCGATTCAACGCGCTGCCCTGCGTCATTCTCCGGCTCAAGCAGGACGATGACGACAAGATCGCGCTCATCACGGCCAACGCCACCGCTCGCGAGTTGACCGACGGCGAACGTCTGGCACAGTATGAGGCCCTCAAGGAGATTCTGACGCGCCGGAAGAAAAACGGCCAGCTCGAAGGCAAGGTGCGGGATGAGCTGTGCAGAATCCTCGGCCTGAGTGCGGGTGCAGTGGCCCGGCTGAATGCCATTGCGGAAAACTGCGGGGATGATACCAAGCGGGAACTGCGGGCCGGGGAAATCTCCCTCATGGCGGCCTATAAGCGGGCGCAGGAAATCATCGAAGCCAAAAAGCCGCCTGTGGAGCCGCCCAAACCGGGGAAAGCGGTGTACGAGAAACCTGTTGTTTTTGACTGCCCGCCAAAAGCGGCGGAAACGATACCGGAAAACCCCGATTTTGACGAGTGGAACCTTCCACCGGAGTGCCGGGCAGCCGTAGAAAAGGCGCACCGGGAAGCGGCACAGAAGCAGGAAGAACAGCAGCGCGGAAAGAAGACGCTGCATATGCTGGCCGAAAAAACGATAAAAGAAACTGTGCTGTGGGAACTGGCGTGGGAAGATGTACAGTTTGGGCTTGAATATTACAAACAATCTCTTCCCGGCGGGGCAATGTTTTGGAAACGAATAGATCAAAACCGCCAACATGCCGGAATCATGAATTACGACGATTACGCAATCATTTTGCAGGACGGCAAATTTTTTACTTGCGGATGGATTCCGAAAATCAGCGTGATAGCTGAACTTGTAAGATATTTTGTTTTGAAATAATGGGGTGGACTGACGATGAGAGTGCTTGTTGCTTGCGAAGAATCACAGGAAGTGTGCAAAGCGTTTCGTGCGAGAGGTCACGAAGCCTATTCCTGCGATATTCAGGAGCCATCCGGCGGACACCCTGAATGGCACATTCTGGGCGATGCGCTGAAAGTTCTTGAGGGGGGGGGGAATCGTGACAATGGATGGCGTAGAGCACGAAATTGGAAACTGGGATCTGCTCATTGCTCATCCGCCTTGTACCTATCTATCTAACGCTGGCGCACGTCACCTGTGGAAAAATCACGAGTTGCAAGCTGACCGTGTGATGCTTGGGATTCAAGGCAGAGATTTGTTCATGCGATTTTGGTGGGCAGACATTCCGAAAATTTGCATAGAGAATCCAGTACCTAGCAAAGTGTTCTGTATGCCTGAATATACGCAGACCATCCAACCGTACCAATTCGGGCATCCGTACACAAAGAAAACCTGCCTTTGGCTGAAAGAGCTTGAGCCGCTACAATCAACAGACGTTGTTGAACCCATTGCAACGTGGTGCCCATCCGGATCTTACTCTCACAAACATGGAGAGCAGCATAAAGGCATGTTTACCACTGACCGTGCCAAAAATCGAGCGAAAACATTCCCCGGAATTGCAAAAGCGATGGCCGAACAGTGGAGCAAACAATAACCATTTTGATTTTTTGAAGGAGGAACACACAATGACGCCGCTGAAGTCCAGAGAGCTGCGAAAGCTGTATGCAATGCCATATGACATCGAGAAGCGCCAGCGGCGCATCGAGCAGTTGGAGGCGCTGCAATCCGATGGGCCGCAGAGTGCTTCTGATGTGGTCAAGTCTTCCAGCGGCGAGGGCAACGCCTGTATCTTGAGCCATGCGACCGTGACGGGTACGGATGTCTCCTATACTCGGCGGGAGGATGAGATCAAGCGGCTCCGCCAGATCAACGCCGACCAAAAAGCAAAATACCTATACGGCCAGCGGCTCATTGAGAACTGCGACGACTGCGAGCTCCGGGCCCTGCTGACGGCGATCTGCTCGCAGGGCAAGAAGCCGCAGGAAGTAGCCGTGGAGCTTATGGAGCAGGGAGTGGATATCGGGGCGGAGGCCATTCGGTGCCGCGTCAATCGGTGGATTCAAAAAAAAGTTGAAAAATAGCGACCGAAACGACCGGAATGACCGGAATGTTCGTTTTTCGTATGCTATAATCAAAATGCGGTTATTGGGTGAGACACCCAGACCGTTCGTTGTGGATTCGATAACTCCCGGCGGGTGTCCACTGTGGACACTTTTCGATATGCTGCCATAGCTTAGCGGGCTAGAGCGCTTTGCATCTGATACATGCAAGGTAACATTGGCGATACACACCACCCATGACCCTGCGCTTAGCCAGCGCAGAAGTTAATGCGGTGTGGGCGTTGGTTCGAATCCAACTGACAGCACCAGACGCGCACCCTTTGAGGGGGCGGCGCGAATAGCGGGGCATCCAGCCGCGATAGTTCTGGATGCGGCGGCCCTTCCGCAAGGGGCCGCTTATTTTATTTGCAAACGAGGCGGACACATGGCAAAGGAATATGCACAAGCGTTTTATAAAAGCAAGACGTGGCAGCAGTGCCGGGACGCTTATGCTGCCAGTGTAGGCGGGTTGTGCGAGGAGTGCCTGAAGGATGGTATCATCACAGCGGGCGAGATCGTCCACCACAAAATCCATGTGTCGCCTGATACCATACAAAACCCGGATGTCCTGTTAAATTGGGATAATCTGGAGTTGGTCTGTCGGAGTTGTCATCTAAAATTACATGGCAATCAGAAAAGGTATTCGGTTGACCCGGCGGGGCGTGTGATTCCGCGCTGAAATTCTGCGCATACTCCCCCCTGTCAAAAATATTTTGCTGACCACAGGAGACCGAGGGGCAAGGTTAATCTTTCCGCTCTCAGGGTCTCAGGAATTTTTTTGGAAAGAAAGGAGTTGCAGGAAGTTGGCGCAGAAAAGCACGACTTGTTCCAAATTGCTCCGAATGGCAAAGGATTACGGCGTGGAAAAAAACGCCCTCTTTCTGCAAGCCGTGGAGCAGTACGACGTTCAGGCGCGGGTGATCCAGAACATCAAAAACGCGCTGGACGAAGAGGACGGCCGCCTTGTCACCTCGAAGGAGTATGTCAAGGGCCGTGAAAATATCTATGCGAACCCACTGGTCAAGGAGCTGCCGAAGCACGCCGACGCGGCAAACCGCACGCTCCAGACCATGCTGACCATCATCGAAAAGCTGGGAAAGGCCCCGGAGCCAAAAGACCGGCTGACGGAGATGCAGAAAGATGGATAACTACATCTTCGCCTACTATCAGGCCATTGAGGACGGCTCCGTTGTTGTGGGCCAGTGGATCAAACGATTCTACCGCTATATTGTGAAGGGACTGCAAGAGCAGTCCTTTTTCTTTGACCAAAAACGCGCCTCCAAAGCGATCCGCTACATTGAGACCTTCTGCCACCACAGTGAAGGACGTTCTGACGTCATCAAGCTGGAGCTGTGGCAGAAGGCTTTTGTTTCGGTGGTGTTCGGCATTCTGGACGGCAATGGAAACCGGCAGTTTCGCGAGATTGTGCTCATTATGGCCCGCAAAAACGGCAAAACGCTGTTTGCGTCGGCGATCATTTCCTACTGCACTTTTCTTGATGGCGAGTATGGCGCGAAGACCTTTTGCGTTGCTCCGAAGCTGGATCAGGCTGATCTTGTCTATGAAGCGTTTTGGCAGAGCACTGTCAACGAGCCGGAACTTGCCCGGCGCATCAAACGGCGCAAGTCTGACTTGTACGTAGCAGAGAGCAACAGCTCCATCAAAAAGATTGCGTTCAATGCAAAGAAATCCGATGGCTTCAACCCTTCATTGACCATCTGCGATGAAATCAGCTCATGGCCCGGCGATCAGGGTCTGAAACAGTACGAGGTCATGAAATCGGCCCTCGGTGCCCGGCGTCAGCCGCTGATCCTGAGCATTTCCACGGCGGGCTACATCAACGAGGGAATCTATGATGAGCTCATCAAGCGCAGCACCCGCTTTTTGCTGGGCGATTCCCGCGAAAAACGGCTTGCACCGTTTCTGTACATAATCGACGACATCGGAAAGTGGAACGATATCAACGAGCTGCGCAAATCCAACCCAAACCTCGGCGTTTCGGTCTCGGTGGACTACCTGCTGGAAGAAATCGCCGTGGCAGAGGGAAGCCTTTCCAAAAAGATGGAATTTATCACAAAATACTGCAACATCAAGCAGAACAGCTCACAGGCATGGCTCCCGACCGACGCCGTGGAGAAGTGCAGCGGCGAGCACCTGAACTTCGAAAGCTTCCGTTCCAGCTACTGCGTGGGCGGAATCGACCTGTCCCGCACCACAGACCTGACCGCTTGCGTCGCCGTGGTCGAGAAAAACGACCGGCTGAAAGTTTTCGCAAAGTTTTTCCTGCCCAGCGAAAAGTTGGAAGAGGCCACGGCCCGCGACGGTCTGCCTTATCCGCTGTATGTCCAACGCGGTCTGCTGAAACTGTCCGGCGAGAATTTCGTGGATTATCACGACTGCTTCGACTGGTTCCGAATGCTGGTGGAGCAGTACCAGATTCTGCCGCTCAAGGTCGGATATGACCGCTATACCGCGCAGTATCTGGTTCAGGACATGGAAAACTACGGCTTTCAGATGGATGACGTCTTTCAGGGCTTCAACTTGACGCCGGTCATCCGCGAGACCGAGGGCTTGATGAAAGACGGCGTTTTTGACATCGGTGACAACGACCTTCTCAAGGCCCACCTCCTCAACATGGGCATGAAGATGGACGTCGAGAGCGGGCGGATGCGCCCCGTCAAGATCAGCGTCAACGACCATATCGACGGCGGCGCTGCTCTGCTGGACGCTATGACCGTTCGGCAGAAGTGGGGCGCAGAGATCGGCCAGCAACTGAAAAATAAGGAGTGATCCGATGGGATTTTTAGACAAAATTTTCAAAGGCTTTTCTACCCGCCGTCCAATCCGTTACAATGGGAAATTTTGGTCTCTGATTGATGGGTACACGCCTAGTTTTACGAGCTGGGGCGGAGAGCTGTACGAAATGGAGATCATCCGGTCCTCTGTGCACGCAGTTGCAAACCATGTCAGCAAACTTGACGTTAAGATTTTAGGCAGTGCGGAACCGGTGCTGCAAACCAAACTTCGCCACGCGCCGAATGAATGGCAGACATGGGGGCAGTTTTTGTATAGGCTCTCCACGATTCTGGATATGCAAAACACCGCATATATCATTCCGGTGTTTGACGAGTGGGGCGTAATCAGTGGGATTTTTCCGGCGCTTCCATCGCAATGCGCACTGTTTAAGAAAGACGACGCTTATTGGCTGAAATACACATTCATAAGTGGAAAACAGGCCAGCATTGCGCTGAAAGACTGCGCGGTGATGACAAAATTCCAGTACAAAAATGATATTTTCGGAGAAAGCAATCGTGCCCTGAATCCGACCATGGACCTCATCAACATCCAGAATCAGGGTATTCAGGAAGCCGTCAAAAATTCGGCTTCTTTCCGTTTTATGGCCCAGCTCAAAAATTTCGCAACATCGAAAGACCTGAAAGAAGCGCGGGAAAATTTCAACAAGGAAAATCTTCAGGGCGAGGGCGGCGGAATGCTGCTTTTCCCCAACACCTACACCAACATTCAGCAATTGAATAATACGCCCTATGTGGTCAGCGCTGAGGAAATGGATCGAATCCGAACCAATGTATTCGATTATTTCGGTGTGAATGAAGATATCCTTCAGAATAAAGCCTACGGCGATGCGTGGAATGCGTTCTATGAGGGCCGCATCAAACCGTTCGCGATCCAGTTTGGTGACTCTCTGAGCGGGATGCTGTTCAGCGAAAACGAACGGACGCGGGGCTCTCAGGTTATGGCCACAAGCAACCGGCTGCAATATATGAGCAACACCGAAAAGCTCAACGTTTCGGCCCAGATGGCTGACCGGGGAATCATGAACCGGGATGAGATTCGTGAAATCTGGAACCTCGACCCGCTCCCGAATGGACAGGGAAAAGCCTATACCATCCGCGGCGAGTATTATCTTCTCAACGACAACGGCGAAGCGCCCAAGAAAGGAGAAAAAACACCAGATGCAAAATGAAAAGCTTTTGAAAAAGCTGGAGGATGGGCGGGAGTACCGTGCCATGCAGCTTTCCGTCCGCTCCGATGAGGGTGCCGATTCCTCCATGATCGTGGAGGGCTACGCGGCCACCTTCAACCAGCCTTATTTACTGTTCGAGGGCCGGGACTACAAGGTTATGGAGCAGATCGACCCCAATGCGTTCAAGGACTGCGACATGTCCGATGTCATTTTCCAGTACGACCACACCGGGCGTGTCTTCGCCCGAACCAAAAACAACACCCTGACCTGTTCCCCGGACGGGACGGGTCTGAAAATCACGGCAGACCTCAGCGGCACCGAGATTGGGCGGCAGTTGTATGCCGAGATCAGGGACGGGTACACCGACAAGATGTCTTTCGGTTTTTCGGTCGCCGAGGACAAACGCGAATCGACCGAAGATCACGAGACCGGGTTTGTGACCCTGACCCGGACGATCACCAAATTCAAAAAGCTGTACGATGTCAGCGCTGTGAGCCTCCCGGCCAATGACGCGACGTCGATCAGTGCCCGAAATCTCTCGGACGGATTGATCGGAGAGATCAGAGCGGAGCGACTCAAGAGGGCGAATACCATCCGCAGAATCAACCTGAAACTTTTGGGAGTGTGACAGAAATGAAGAAAATTGAAGAGATGACCATCGAAGAGCTGCGCGCCTATGCTGCCGAAATCCGCACCAAGTCCGCAGACCCTGCCCTCGACGACGCGGCGCTGGCCGAGCTGGAGAAGGACGCTGACGCCGTGTCTAAGCGCATTGCGCAGTATGACAAGGAGCAGCGCCGCCGCGCCCTTGCTGAAAAGATGACCGCAACCGGAACCCCTGTGGAAAATCCGGCATCCGGCCCCGACGAAAACGAGACCCGTGCGCAGAAGTTCGTCGAGACCCGCACTGAGAAGATCAGCACCAAGGAAGTCCGTGCCACCCTGATGAGCAGCGGCAAGCTGGCCGCGCCCGCTGGTGCGTCCGGCATCAATGATCTTATCGGCTCCAAGGTCTCCAGCATCGTGGACATGGTCAAGGTCGTCAACTGCGAGGGTATGCGCAGCAACGTGGTCGCCTATGTCAAGGCGGACGCTGACGCTGCGGCTGACCAGACCGAGGGCGGCGAGGCTACCGTCAAAGAGGCACAGTTCGACACTGTGACGATCAACCCCACCTCCGTGGCGGTGCTCTCCTATATCAGCAAGCAGGTCAAAAAGCAGTCTCCGTTGCTGTATGAAGCCAAGGTGCGCGAACAGGCCCTTGTGAGTCTGCGCAAAAATGCCGCTGCGCTCATCACCAAGCAGATGGTGGCCAGCACCCTGAACACCACCGTCGCGGCCACCAAGACCGGCGGCAAGGGCGTTGTTGATGCGACCACCTTGCGCAAGCTGGCGCTGGCCTATGGCGGCGATGAGAGCGTTGTGGGCGGCGCTGTGCTGTTCCTGCACAAGAGCGACCTGATCGCATTCGGCGACGTGCGGGGCACCAACGAGAAGAAGCCGGTCTATGAGATCACCCCGGACACCGACAACCCCAACACCGGCATCATCAAGGATGGCGGCCTGAGCGTGCGCTACTGCCTCAACAACAACCTGACGCCCTGCGCCGGTACTGCTGAGGACACCTCTGACGCCAAGAAGACCATGTTCTACGGCATTCCGACCTGTCTGGAGCTTGACCTGTTCAGCGATTATGAAATCTCGGTCTCTTCCGATTTCGCGTTCAACAAGCTGATGGAGACCATTCTGGGCGATGTGGAGCTGGGCGCTGACGTCGTCGTCAAGGGCGGCTTCGTGGCGCTGGAAATCCCGGCTAAGACCTGATAAGGCGGTGTGACCTATGACGCAGCTGGAAATGGTCAAGCGGGCGCTGCGCATCACGGCGGCAGTGTTTGACGATGAGCTTTCTGCTCTCATTGAGGCAGCGCTGGATGATCTGGAGATCGCTGGCGTGGCCGCACGTGACAACCCGGACAAGCCGCTCATCGCCCGCGCCGTCACGACTTACTGCAAGGCCCATTTCGGCGAGTCGGACGATTATGACCGGCTCAAGGAGTCCTATGATGAGCAGAAATCCCAGCTCATGACGGCCTTTGGTTACGCGGAGAGGGTGGTGGTGGATGAAAAAGTACGCTGAGGTGACGCTGATCGGCGAGGAGCTGACCCGGAACGAGCGCTCTGAACAGGTGGCGGTGCAGACGGAAACCTCTGTGATCGGCACACTGTCCGGCGTCACGGCGTCCGAGTTCTACCAAGCGGCAAACTCCGGCTATCGCCCGGAGATCGTCGTCACGATCTACGAGCAGGAATATGCCCAGCAGCGGCGCATCCGCGTGAACGGTGTTGTCTATACTGTCATCCGCACCTACCTTTCCGGCGACTATATCGAGCTGCACTGCCAGCGGAAAGGGGCGGATGAAGATGGCTAACCCGCCCAGCGGCATGAAGATCACCAAGAATGGCGTCACCTACCAGTCCAACATCGACCGAACGAAGTACACCATTCAGGAACTCAGCCGCGCCGCCCTCCGCGATGTTGGCAAGTACGTCGTCAAACAGGCCCGTACTGCATCCGGCGCCCGCAAGCACATGGGCAGACTCACCATCAAGTCCCGCTTTTATGGAAAAAGCGGGGCTTTTTCTTGGTGGGTGCGAAAAAAAGAGACCGATCTTCAGGTCGGTATCAAACACGATACATGGTACGGCGTATTGCAGGAACTCGGCGACGGAAACCAGCCACCTAGGAAAATCCTGACGACCGCCGTACAGGAAAACATTGACGAGATACGCAGGATAGAGGGACACTATCTGTCTGCCGTCGAGGACGAAAACCGCGCCCTCGGCCTGATTGATGACGAGGAGATGGAGCCAAATGACACCGACTAGTACCACGTTCGAGCGGTTTACCGCTGCCATTGGCGAAAAACTCCGCGAAGTGTCCACTGTGGACACCGTTTTCTACGAGCGGAGCCGCGAGGTGGGTTTTCCGCGCATCTGCTACACCGCGACGGTGTGGACGAGCGACAGCACCCTTCGCGGTACGCTGTCCTGCACCATCTCCGGCAATGGTCTGCCCTCTGAGGTGGATCATATTGCGCAGACCCTGCTGGATGAGCTGGATGTTTTTTCCTCTTGCTCCGACGAGCTGACCTATTATCTCTACAACGGCAGAGCTGCCCCTGTTGAGGATAGTGACAAGAGCGTCACCATCCGACTTTTAACGTTTGAATTTTTAGCGATGGGAGGTTAACCATCTATGGCACTTTTTAACCATAAGCGCATGACCGGCCAGACGACCAAGACCAAAGACCGTTTGCAGTTGGGTGCTGGCATTTTCGTCCGCGATTTCAACCCCAAAACCGATACCTACGAGAGCCTCCGCTCTGAACCTACCAAGCTGCTGGGTGCAACGACCGGCGGCGGTACGTTCACGGGCTCAAAGGTCGGCCACTGGCTCCAGATCGACGGCACCCCGGAAAACACGAAAGGCAACTGGATTCTCGACTACTGGAAGGCCAGCCTCCAGACCACCATGCAGGAGATCACGCCGGAAATTTTGCAGATGGGCATGGCCGCTGCAACCATCACCACCGGAAGCGACGGTCTGGAGGGCTACAAGATCATCACCCCGAAAGACAGTCTGGATGATGAGGATTACATCGACAGCCTGTCTTTTATCGGTCGGCTGAGCGGCAGTTCTCTGCCCATCGTGCTGACCATTTTTAACGCATTCAACACCGGCGACCTGTCGATGAACCCGCAGGATCAGAAGGAGACGACCATTGCCCTGACGCTTGACGCCAACTATGACGCCGACGATCTGGACAAGCAGCCCTATGTGATCTACTACCCCACTAAGGCCGAATAAGGGAGGATAAAACAATGCGGAAACTGAATGGCGGCGATGTCTTTGCTGCGTTGCGCCTGATGCGCGCTCTGGACTTGACGGAGCCCATCAAGGCCATCGGCAAACAGCTGGATCAGGCAAAAACTGAGGACGACAAAAGCGCGGCCGGACTGCAGTTTTTGGGCACTCTGCTGGAAAATGTAGTGGACCTCAAGGCCGAAGAGCTTATCTGGAATTTTTTGGCCGGGCCGTTTGAGAAAAAGAGCGGTGCCGAGGTAAAGGCAATGGAAATCAACGAACTGGCGGATGCAGTCGGCGAGTTGATGGAGGAAAATGATCTGGTCGGTTTTTTCGGCAAGGTGCGGCGGTTGATCCGGACGAAGTAATGGATGCAGTTTTGCACCGTTACGGCGGAAACATCCGCTTTTTTGATGCGTGGACGTGGGAGGAGACCGTGGCGTTTTTGCCCAAAATCCTCAAATTTGCGGCTGAGGACCAACTGCGGCTCCGGTGGTATCTCCGCTATGAGGAGGATTACCCTCACTTTGAGGATTTTAAGGCGGCGCTTCTCCCTGCGCAGCCCGCACCAAAAGAAAAAGTCGAATCTATCGTTGCTGACTCCCTGAAACTGCTTAATCTGGATTGGAGGACGGAGAATGGCTAGTGGCACTGAGATTTTTAGGCTGTTTGGCTCCATCCTGATTGACAGCACAGAGGCCGATAAGAGCCTGAGCAAGACCGATTCCGGCGCGAAAAAGGTGCAAGAAACGCTCGGCAAGGCTGTTACAGGTGCCGCAAAATTTGCCGCCGGTGCTGCTGCCGCAATGTCGGCAGCCGGTGCGGCGGTTTTTAAGTTTGCGGACAGTGTGGCCTCGGTGGGTGACAATATCGACAAACAGAGCCAAAAGCTCGGTATCAGCGCAAAGGCTTATCAGGAGTGGAATGCGATTTTAGGCCACTGCGGTGCCTCCATCGACTCGCTCAAGGGCGGAATGAAAACCCTGACAAAAGCTATTGCGGATGGCTCCGATGATCAGGTTGCTGCTTTTAATGCGGTTGGCCTGAGTATCGACCAAGTCAAGTCGATGTCCACCGAGGATGTGTTTTCGGCGGTCGTCACTGGTCTGCAGGGCATGGAGGAGGGCGCAGAACGCGCTCAAATCGCGACAACTCTGCTTGGCAAAGCCGGGCAGGAGCTTGGCCCGCTGCTCAATACCAGTGCTGAGGACACCGAGGCAATGCGTAAGGCGGTCAACGAGCTGGGCGGAGTCATGAGCGACGATGCCGTGGCTGCGTCGGCCTCGTTCAAGGACGCATTGCAGGACCTGACCACCATCGGCACCGGTTTCAAAAATTCCGTTGGCTCCATGGTCATCCCCTATGTCACCGAGGCCATGACCGCGATCACTGACGGCTTTCGGCAGGACGGCATTGCGGGCATGGCGACCGCTGCCGTCGAGATCGTCTCTGATTTTGCGGGCAAGATCGTAACGGAGATACCTAAACTGGCCTCCAGCGCAACGCAGCTGATAACAGGATTGACTGGCTACATTGAGAGCCACATGGACGAGATGCTGGCGGTCGGCGGTACGCTGGTCGTCAATCTCGCATCGGCGCTCATCCAAAATGCCCCCAAATTGCTGGAGGCGGGTGTTAAGTTAATTGCCGCGATCATCAAGGGCATTATCGAGCATTTGCCCGATATGGGCCGCGCTGGTGTGCAGATCGTGGAAACGTTGGCCAAAGAGATGGCCGATTTGGCCCAAAAAGCGCTTAGCTGGGGCGCTGATTTTGTAGCCAATATTGTCAAGGGCATCCGAGACAAGATCAGCTCTGTGGCCGATGCAGCAAAAGACGTGGCGGGTGCGGTTGCTAAATTTTTGCACCACACGACCCCGGACGATGGACCGCTGGCCGGGGATGACAAGTGGATGCCTGAGATGATGCAGCAGTTTGTGGACGGCATCACGCAAGGCATTCCGGCTCTCAAAACCGCTGCCGAAAAAGCGGCGGAAAGCATTGCAACCCCCTTCTCGGACCTCTCCAGCAGTATCTCCAAACTGATTTCCGACGGCCCCGTCGGGTCGGTGCAAAATCTTTTCAAGGCCGTAAAAAACGGAGACTGGAAGGGCATCGGAAAATTTGTTGCGGAATCGGTCTATAACGGCATGAGTGCCGACCAAAAAGCATGGACCGGGAAAACCATTACTGGATGGCTGACGGCCCTGAACGATGCCTATGCAACCGGCGGATGGCAGAGCGTGTATCAGTTGGGCTCAAGTATTGCCAGCACGTTGAGCGCAACGCTTTCTCAGCACTCCGACAGCATTCTGGCCGCTGGCAGTCAATGGCTGACCGGGATCGGCGGAAAGATTTCGGCCTATCTGCCTGTTTTGGGCGATATGGCATCTTTGTTGGGCAAAAGTCTGTTTTCTGGCATCACCGCGTTTTTCCCGCAGCTTTTTGCGGCTATCGGCAGTGTAGTCGGCACCATTGGCACAGCTCTTTCCGGCGTGATCTCTGCGGTGATTGCAACGCTGTCTGCAATCCCTGCTGCTGGATGGGCACTTGCTGCCGTTGCGGCTGCAGGTCTGGTAGCGCTGCTGGTAACACTGGCAAAGACACAATCCGACCTAAACAGCCGGGGAGCATCAACGACGGTATCCACTCCCAGCACCACAACGCCGTCGCCAAGCGCAGATGCGCCGAGTACCCCCACGCCATCTACTGATCCGGGCGGCTCTGGCGGAAAGTCGGACAACAACCCCCAACCTTCTGACGACGATGAACCGACGCCGGGCGTCACTGTGGTGCAGTATATTTATACCAACACCGATGCCACCGCATCGGATTTGATGCGCGAGGCGATTTGGGAAGCGGAAAGGGGTGTTCTCGTTGGCTTATAAGATCGATATCCAGACCGCCAATGGCCGCGAGGCGCTCATCAATGTGCCCGACTCCGGCCTGAAAGGAAATCTTGACCCGATCAGCGGCGTGGATGTGGATATCTCCACAAGTCAGAGCGTCAATCAGGTGGGCGAAAGCATTGACTCGCAGACCGTCGGCGGGGTTCTGCGGACGATCAGCGGCGAGTGCCTGAGCACCGCAGCGGCGAAGCTGCTTCTATCCGCACTGCCGCCGCTCACGGAAGGACGTCTGATCCTGAACGATCTCTATTTTACGGAGTATGTGGTCAAAAAATCGCCCTACGTCGTCCGCACAGCGGGCAGCCGGAACGGGCGCACCTTTTCGCTCATGCTCTACTGCCGAAAACCATATTGGCAGCGGCTGGACGCAACGCAAGCTGTTTTAGGCGGATTTTCTCCCGCGTTCCGGTTCCCGGTCAATTATTCCACGCCCCACCGTTTCGGCGTCAAAAATGCAAGCGCATTTGTGAACGTTCGGAATGACGGCGATTTTCCCACCACCTTTCTGGCCGAGTTTACGGCAGTCGGCGGGAATGTGGAAAATCCGGTGCTGCTGAATGTGATAACGTTGAAAAAGCTCCGCTTTTTGACGACACTGGAGGCGGGCCAGACCCTGCGCGTCTATCACGACAACGACCATCTGGCCGTTGTCCGGGTGGAACATCAGACCGAAACTGATGCGTTTGCCGCGCTGGATGATGACAGCAGCCTTTTTGAGTTTGCGGCAGGGGATAACATCCTCAGAGCCGGTGCAGACTCCGGCGAAGAAAGTTTGCAGTGTATGGTCTCTTTTAATGCGGCTTATATGGGGGTGTACCCGGATGATTTTTGATGTGATCGACCCGGAGACCTTTGCGACGATCCGGCAGGTCAACACATGGCGCAGTATGACGTGGAAACGCGGGTATAACACCGAGGGAAAGTTTTTGATCGAGGTGGACAACACCGCTGAAAACGCGCAATTGCTTTCACCCGGTCGGTATCTGCGCGAACACGGCACCGAAAACGCCGTTGTCCTGACTGCCGGGTACAACGAACCCGGCGGCCACACATGGGTCGCAACTGGCTACCCGCTGACCAATCTGCTCCGCAGACGGGTCAGCACCACCGTTATCAGTCAGCAGACGGCAGAGCCCGCCCTGCGGGCACTCTTTGAGGAATGCTTTTCCGGTGGGCGGGCACTGCCCCGGCTGAGTCTCGACGACCCGGCGGGGCTGACGGTCACATATGCGCAGCAGCTCAGCGGAAAAAGCTACTATGAGTATGCGGAGACCATCTGTCAGGCGCTTGATATCGGGTTCCGGGTGCGGATGGTGGGCAGCAACGACGAAAAAAAGCTGTTGTTCGGACTCTACCAGCCGCCGCGAAACCAAAACCTCAAATATCGCAAGCTCTACGGCAACCTCGAACAAGTCCAGCTCAAAATCTCTGATACCGACTATGCCAATGTGGCGCTGGTTCTGGGCTCCGGCGAGGGTGACACCCGCACAAAGTGCATCGTCGGCGACATTGCCAGCACCGGAAACGCCCGGCGGGAGATCGTGATCGACGCCCGCGACATCCAGCCGCAGGACGGAGAGACCACCGCAAGCCAGAGCTATATCAACCGCCTTGCCATGCGCGGATACGAGAAACTGCTGGAAAAGCAGAAAATCGACAGTCTGAGTTTCCAGATTTCCGACGATGGCAGGGCAGAGCTGGGCGATATTGTCACTTGCATTGTCGATGGGGTGCGGCTGTCGTCTGAAGCCCGCATCACCGAGATCGAGACCACAAGCAAAAAAGGCGCGGTCAGCCGGAAAATCACGGTCGGCACGCCCGTTATCAGGAGGCGATAATTTTGGCTATTACTACTTACCCCCTCAACGGCATCGACTACGACGCCCGCGACGCTGCCGGGTACACCGCCACCCGCACGTCGGGCGTGTACAGCAGCGAGGAGGATTTCGCGGTCACGGCGGCGGGCGGCTTGTCCGTGACCGTCAGCGCCGGTGTGGGCTGGATTCACCCGGCCCGATTCGAGGGCTACAGCGTCATCCTGCGGGAGGCCGAGACCCTGACCCTCGCCCTTGCGGACGGCCAGCGCCCCCGCATCGACCGCATCGTGCTGCGCTACGACGCAGCGGCCCGCAAGTCCTCCCTGCTGGTGCTGCAGGGCACCCCCGACACCCAGCCCACCGCACCGGACATCTCCCGCACGGCGCTGCTGTACGACCTGTGCCTCGCCCAGATCACCCGCCCTGCTGGCTCCACCACCATCGTCGCGGGCAACATCATCGACACCCGGCTGGACCCCGCCCTCTGCGGCGTCATGCGGGACGGCGTGACGGGCATCCCGACGGAGGAGCTGCTGGCCTCCGCACGGGAGCACATCAACGCGCTGGAAGAGACGGCCAGCGCCGCCGCCAAAGAGGCCAATGCCAGCAAGACCGCAGCAGCACAGTCGGAGGTTAATGCCAAGGCCTACAAGGAGGCAGCGGCGACGTCGGAGAGCAAAGCTGCGGGCAGCGCCTCTGCCTCTGCCAATTCCGCCGCCGCAGCCGCCCGGAGCCAGAGCGCTGCGGCGGGAAGTGCCACGGAAGCATCCGGTTCGGCCAGCGCGGCAGAAAAGTCCAAAACGGCAGCGGCGACGTCGGAGAGCAACGCGGCCAAACATGAGGAAGCCGCCAAGAAGTACTCTGAGGAAGCCGGGGCCAAGGCGGGGACGGACAAGACTCTGAGCATTCCCGATGCTCCGGCGGATGCAAAGCAGGTGGGTGATGAGCTGGCGGTGAGGTACACCAAAAAGGAAATCCAAAAGCTGATTGAGGACAGCCTTGCTGCCTATCGTGAGAAAGAATACGCAAAAATCAAATTCTGGGTCAGCAATGATCCCACCAGCCCGGCAGAGATGTTCGGCGGGACGTGGGAGAAAATTGCAGAAGACCAGGCCCTGATGGGCGCCAGCACCTCCCATCCTGCCGGGTCCACCGCCGAGGCGGGGCTGCCGAATGTGACGGGAAACGTTCGCAATTTTTGGTATACCCAAAGGCCTTCCGGAGACGGTGCATTAAGAGTAACAGATTTAAGTGACAGTCGCCTGCCTTACGGAAATGATTATTACGTGAAAATTGGGTCTTTCAGCTTCAATGCTTCACTATCTTCAAGCATTTACGGAAAAAGCTCAACCGTACAGCCGCCTGCATACTACGTCAACATATGGAAGCGGGTGGTATGACTCACTCGATTCTGTGCCAGATGTACGCATAGTAGGCCGGGGGCTGGACAGTGGAAGACTTACCGTAGATGGAGTTGGAACGGGAAGCATCGAATGCCAAAGGACGTCCGGGTTTTGAGTCATTAAAGCCAAAACCTCCTAGAGTATTGGCAAATTTAGATTTGCCAGCCATAAAGCATCCACTGAATACACTTGTGTCACGTATAAGCGCGCTATTGCTGTCAAAAGAAACTTCTCCGCTCACATTCGGCAGCCCCGCCTCGGCGGTGGACCCGGCAGGATGGGAGGGAAATCAAAACAACATGAAAGAGGTGAACCAATATGCAAATCATTGACGAACACGGCATCCCGATTGAAAACCCCGACCTGACAAAAGGCTACCTCAAGCAGGAAACCCAGACCATCCACCACGATGCTGTGGAAGCGGTGGAAGAGGTCAGCCACTACGAGACCGAAACCTTGCCGGACGGGACCCCTGCAATCTACTATGACGCAGATGGTCGTGAAAAAGGCCGTGATGTCCGCAAGGTGGTGGACGTGCCCGGTGTGGCCGCACAGGAAGCCTACGACGAAGAGGTGGAGGTACAGCGGTACATCCTGTATACGGAAGAGGAGCTGGCCGAACAGGCCGCTGCCCGCGAAAAGGCAGAGCAGCAAGCAAAGCTGCCGAACACCGAGACCCGGCTTGCCGCACTAGAATCCGCCATGCGCGACCTGCTGGCCGCATATGCCACAGAGGAGGGCTAAAATATGATCGATTTTTATGTTACCCAAATCAAGCTCCACCAGTTCGAAGGCACCTTCACCATTGACGACGTCCCGACCCGCTGGCGGGCCCGCGTACAAGCCGAGCTGGACAAGGAGGCGCAGGGCAATGGCTGACAAGACCATCATGGACGTATCCCGCTGGCAGGGCCGCATCGACTGGGACGCAGTGAAGCGCAGCAGCAAAGTAGATGGCGTGATGCTGCGGGTTCTGGGCAACAGCGCGGCGGGCAAGGCCAGCAAGCCGTACCTCGACCCCTATTTTGCACGCAACTACGCCGAGTGTGCCCGCGTAGGACTGCCGGTGGGCGTGTACGGCTATTTCAAGGCCGTCACCCGCGCCGAGGCCGACAAGGAGCTGGCGTTCTTCCGCGCCGCGCTGGGCGGCAGAACGTTCCAGCTCCCCGTGGCCGTGGACATTGAGGACGCGGGCCTGACCGCCCTCGGCAAGAGCAAGCTCACCGACCTTGTGGCCTACTGCCTGAGCACGGTGGAGAGCTGGGGCGTCTATGCCATGCTCTACACCGGCCTGTATTTTGCGCAGAATAACCTCTACATGGGCGGCGCAGCGCTGAAGCCTTATGACGTATGGCTCGCCGCCTACCGCAAGGACAAGCCCGCACCCGGCTGGCCCTTTGGGATGTGGCAGTACACCGCTGAGGGCAAGGTTCCCGGCGTGAGCAAGGGTGTTGACCTGAGCCATGCGTATAAGGATTACGCCGCGATCATCGCGAAAAAGGGGCTTGACCGGCTCCGGGAGGTGTAACGCCTATGTGGCAATGGATTGCCCAATACTGGGCAGAGTGGGCTTTCGGTCTGCTGGGCACCGCCGTCATCGCGGTGGTCATCAAGTACAAGGCCCTGCTGGACGGCGTGCTGGCCATCCTGCATGATCGTATCTATCAGGCGTGTCAGTATTACATCAAGCAGGGCTGCATCGACACGGCAGGACTCAAAAATATTGAGTACCTATATAAGAGCTATCATACCCTTGGCGGCAACGGCACCGGCACAGAGCTGTACAACCGCGCCAAGGCATTACCCATCAAGGAGGACTAGTAATGATCCAGAAAGAGAAGATTTCCGCCGCCACCATCGCCCGCACCGTCTGTCTGCTGCTGGCTCTGACCAATCAGGTGCTGTCCGCACTGGGCAAGCCCGTCCTGCCCATTGAGAGCGCCACCGTGGAGCAGCTTGTCACGGCTGGCATCACCACCATCACCGCGCTGATCGCGTGGTGGCAGAACAACAGTTTCACGCAGGAGGCTATCCGCGCCGACCATCTGCTCAATCAGATGCAGGGTAAGGAGTAAGGAGTAAGGAGCATACTATGAGCAACACTACATACAAGCATTTTGTTGACGTCAACAAAATGTACGCCGCACGAGAGCAATTTCGTCACGTCACGAAAATGGTCTGCGATTTTGTTAAGGCCAACAAAATCGGGTGCTTAAAGCCTGTTTTTGCTAAAAAATCTATCATTTTGGCTCTTAATATCGCTTTTGGCGTGTCTAAGCGCAACGCCGGACAGCTCCCGCAACCCTTCTGGCTCGGTGCTGCCTGTGGCGGCGGCTCGTGTAGTTTTCCCGCCAGCGTTGCAAGGGCTTGACGCAGAACAGATAAAGGTTGTAATAAAACGTTCGCCGCTTGGGAGGTATGACCGGAAAATCGCCCGGTTGCGGTACGTTGACCAGCTATGCCAAGCTGATATTGCAGCGCGTGTGCCTTATTGCCGTACATCAATTGGCAATAGGTTGAAAATCATTGATAAAATACTGGATGCGTGATAAAATAATACCAACAAATCCACCCGGCCTCTCGAAGAAGCGCATTATGGTGGATGTCTGAAATCCCCTGCTTTGTCGAAGCCTTGCGTTCCACGCGAGGTGCTTTGTAGGCAAAGCGGGGGATTTTTTGCTTTATAGGTGAATCTTCAAGCGCTCATGCGGATTTTTCCGTGTGGGCGCTTTTTCTTTTTTGTCCTTTGTTTGGCGTTCGTTGTGCCTTCGTTGTCTTTCAATTTTCTCCAATGCGATACACTTAGGCCACAAAAGCAAGGGAGGATTGCGATATGGGTGTATATGACAACTGGGGCCAGTCGAACCAGTACAACCGCCAGCCATACAACGGATACGGCCAGATGCAGCAGCCGCAGGTGGCACAAAACCCGTTTTTGATGGTTCCGACCATCGCAGACGTGGACAAGGTGGTTGCTCAAGCAGGGGAGACCCGCTGGATCATGGTGCAGAACGATGCGGTCATCGCGGTCAAAACGGCCAGTGCGGTGGGCTACGCGACCACGGAGTACTACCGGCTGTCAAAGTTCGACCCGGCAGCCATGCAGACACCGGCACCGGGCTGCAATTATGTGACCGAGCAGCAGATGGAAGAGCGGATCAACGCCGCGATCTCTCAGGCGATGAGTCAGTTACAGCCCGCCCCTGCCGCAAAATCCACCCGGACTAAGGAGGCATGACGATGAGCAACCCGCTGATGCAGTTCATGGGCGGCGGTGCGCCGTCCGGCTTTCCCGGCCCTCTGGGCAACATGATGCAGATTTTGCAACAGTTCACGGAATTCTGCTCTAAATTTCAGGGTGACCCGAAGAAAAAAGTACAGGAACTCTTGAAATCCGGGCAAATGACGCAAGAGCAATATAAGCAGCTCGAAACAGTTGTGAAGCAGCTCTTGCCGTACATCAAGCCTTACCTTAAATAACCGGAAAATCGTGGCCACGATTTGAAATATTAACCAATCACATGAAAGGACAATAACCATGGATAACTATTCTTTGGCAGATATCGCCGCTGCGACCCGCAACAATGACGATAACAGCTTCGGCATTGGTTCCGGCGGCGGTATTTTCTTCCTCGCCATCCTGTTCTTCTTCTTTGCCATGATGGGCGGCGGCGGTTTGTTTGGCAACCGTCAGGGCGAGTTCGGCCAGTACGCCACTGCTGCCAGCCAGCAGGAGATCCTCTTCGGCCAGCAGTTCGGCCAGATCAACGACCGCCTGACCAACATCGGCAACGGCATCTGCAATCTCGGCTACGAGATGCAGGGCAACATCGGCCAGCTCGGCAAGGAAGTTGCTCTGGCACAGGCTGGTACCAACACCACCATCCTCCAGACCGGCAACAGCATCCAGAACCAGCTCGCACAGTGCGGCTGCGACAACCGGCTGGCAGCGGCTAATCTGGCCGCCCAGATGGACAAGCAGACCTGCGAGATCAACTCCAACATCAATGCGAAGTTTGCCGAGCTCCAGAAGAACCAGCTTGAGCAGACCATCGCGGCACAGGCCCAGCGCATCAACCAGTTGGAGTTCCAGAGCCAGATGACCAACGTTGTGCGGTATCCCAACGGGTACACCTACAACGCCGGGCCGTCGCCCTTCTGCGGCTGCAATGGCTGTGGCAACATCTAACATCTGACGCCCTATCGGCGAGGACATGCGGGGCGGCAAAAGCTGCCCCGCTTATTTTTTAAGGAGGATATGACTATGTCTAGGTCTGCTATCTATACCGCTAACACTACGCCCACCGCGCTTGCGGCCGGCAACATCATCCCTGTGGGCACCACGGTGCGCCGTTTCGGCAAGTGCATCAATCAGGACGGCAACACCATCACGCTGTCCGGGCCCGGCTACTATCTGGTCAACGCATCGGCCACCGTCGCACCGACGGCAGCCGGTACGGTATCCATCACCGGCCAGAAGGACAGCGTCGCTGTGATCGGTGCCACTGCGTCCGCCACTACGGCCGCAGCAGCCGCATCGGCGAACCTGTCGCTGGATTTCATCGTCCTCAATGTCGGCTGTGGCAGCTCCATCCTGTCCTTTGCGCTGGGCGGCGCTGAATCTACGGTCTCTAATCTGGCCGTGACCGTCACCAAGCTGTGAGGAGGTAACTGCCATGTGTTACGATGATCTGCGTGCACGCATGTGCAAGGAGCTCCATGATATCGAGGAGCGGGGTACATTCTGCCGCTGTGATCTTGATGATGTCCATAAGCTGATCGAGAGCATCTGCGGCCTCGACGTTATGTCTGCCCCCGCTGAAGAGCACCACAAGGCAGACAAGCACGAAGCCGCCCACGTTGAGCACGCCGCCCATCCGGCGCACCTCACCTTAGAGGACGCGAAGCGCTGGACGTCCAAAATGCAAAACGCCGACGGCACCACCGGCTCCCACTGGACGCCGGATCAGACCAGCGCCGTGATGTCTCAGCGCGGCTTGTCCTATGATAAGGCCGATTTTTATGCAGCCATGAACATGATGTACTCCGATTACTGCATGGTCGCTAAGTCCTACGGCATCGACACCGCGAACTTTTACGCAGACCTTGCCGCCGCCTTTCTGACGGACAAGGACGCCGTGCCCGGCAAGATCGTGGAGTACTGGGAGACTATCGCGGGCGGCTGAAGCGCTCTGACTACTTTTTGACTACTTTTTGCACGTTAAAAGCCGTAACTATACGTTAGTATCTGTTAGTATCTGCAATTTAAAATCAATGCAAAAAAGCGCATGACTGCTAAAAAATCCATCAATCATGCGCTTTTTCTTATAATTGCGCCAGCAGGAGTCGAACCT